ACAATTTATTGGTAAAATAGACCAATTACGTATATTCAACTCAGCAATATCCGCCGCTAATGTAACATCGCTTTATAATGAAGGAACAGTAGTAGAAAGTACAGACGGAACAGATTCAATATTACAATTTATAGGCGGGTCTGGAGACATAACATTTAGTTAAATCAAATGAGTGACAAAAAGAAACCTTTTAGAGAAACAGGGGTTGGACGATTTTTAATCGAAAAAGCCCCTAGTATTCTAGGTATGGTCGGCGATGCAATATTGCCAGGGAATGTAATATCAGAACTAATTAGTGGTAACTCACAGCTTTCTGAAGCTGACAAAGAAGTTGCCCTAGAGAAGTTAAAAATAGAACGAGCTGAAATAGACGGCACAACCAAAAGATGGGTCGCAGATGCTAGAAGCGGAAATTGGCTTGCATCCAATGTTCGTCCATTGGTTCTTGTATTTTTAACTATATCATATGTTATTGGGTGGTATGCCGGCTATCCTCTAGATTCTGTAACTGGTCTTCTTACTATAGTGATAGGAGGCTATTTCGGTTCGCGAGGAGTTGAAAAAGTATTTGGTAATAATAAACATAAAGAATAAAAATGATTGAACAAGATATAAAAATCTTTGGACTAAATATAGGCGCAATATTGTTTTCAATAATACCTGATATGAATTCACTGCTACAGACAGTAGTTTTGACATTATCAATAGTCTATACAGTGCTAATGATTTATAAAAAAATAAAAGAATGAAGTATGAAATATTTTAATGAATCTGAATTTAGTGAGTTTGATAAAATGGATCCAGCATTGCTTCTAATGCTAGATAATCTTAGAGAGACATATGGATACCCAATTAAGCTTACATCAACATACAGATCACCTGAGCATCCAATAGAAGCAAAGAAAGCAAAACCTGGGGAACACGCCCATGGTGCCGCTGTTGATATTGCATGTGTAGGTGGTGAAGCTACTTTTAAACTAGTTAAAGCTGCAATCATTGTAGGCTTTACAAGAATAGGTATAAGTAGAAAAAAGAATTTTGTTCACGTCGGGGTTGGCTATGAAGGTGCACCTAAAATGACAATATGGACATACTAAATTAAATTAAATGGCAAAGTTAATAAGAAAAATAAGTGTAGGCACAGATTATAAAAATGAGGCTATGCACTACTCAGTAGGTCAAGAAGTTTATGGAGGACATAAGATTTCAGATATAATTGAAAAAGATAAAACATATCAAATATTCATAACAAAGAATAATGAAGTTTTACCTTGGAAACATTTCAATGCTAACATGGCAATATCTGTCGAATACAATCTTGACTATTAAATGAGATCATTACAAAATTATATTATATCAACAAACAATAGATACAACAATAAAGTTGATGTTGGCGATAAAGAGCTAATATTAAACACAGAGATCACAGAGCGTGATTATATGTTTGTTAATCGTATTGCAACAGTAATCTCAACACCTCTTGAGGTAAAAACTCCTATTGAAAAAGGAGATGACATTATAGTACATCATAATGTTTTTAGAAGATGGTTTGATATTAGAGGTGCTGAAAAAAACTCAACAAGCTTTTTAAGTGAAGATACTTATTTTGTCACAGAAGATCAAGTTTTTGCTTACAAAAGAGATGAAGAGTGGAAAGGTTTACCTGATTTTTGCTTTGTTAAGCCTGTAGAAAATAAAGACGAATGGGGACTTAAGGATGATGCAAATTTAGCTGGAGAGCTAATATATACAAATGACTATTTAAGTTCAATAGGCGTGTCTACTGGAGACGTAGTGGGCTTTAAACCAAACTCTGAATATGAGTTTAATATTGAAGGCCAAAAATTATACCGTATTTTATCAAATCATATAACAATTAACTATGGATCGAAGAGAGAGAATAGTTCAAGCAGCTGAAAAAGCATTAATTGAATTAGACAAAGTTATAAGACAAAAAATTGATTTAGTTGAACTAGATCCAGAAAAAGCAAAGACAGCAGCTCAAGCTAAATGGGTTGCTATAGAAGATTCTTTAAAGATAGTAGAAAAAATAGAACAATTATCTGAAATAAAAAACGATAAAAAAGAATCAAAAGCTTTTCTAGGTGTTGAAAATAGAATTAAATAATGTACAAACAAAGTCTATATACTATACACAAAGAGCACTTAGCTAATAAAAAAGTTAAACACACTAATAAGCATAAAAACTTCACTTATGGTTACAATGAAGATTTAGATTGTATCATAATAAGTAAAGATGGAACTTTAGGTGACATTTACGAAATACAAGGTCTAAAGGTAGGATTACCTAAAACTCCAGATAAAATAAATGGAGAAGACCTAAGTAAATCTGATCAAGTTTTTAAAGTGGCTAATAAACCAGAAACATTAAAAAAACTAAAAACAATATATGATTTTCAAGGCATTTCAGAAGACGTTAAAGAAAAATACTATCCTTACATTGATAGTGAGTTTACTAACAGGGATGCTGGTTATTGGTTCATGTGCAACGGTGCCCCAAACTACATTACAGGATCGCACTATATCTATCTCACTTGGACAAAGATCGACGTGGGATCACCTGATTTTAGACAGGCAAACAGGATATTTTACTACTTTTGGGAGGCGTGTAAGGCCGATAGACGTAGCTATGGAATGTGCTACCTTAAGAATAGACGGTCTGGATTTAGCTTTATGGCGTCTTCAGAGACAGTCAACTTGGCAACTACCTCTAAAGACTCAAGGTTTGGGGTCTTATCTAAGACTGGAGCGGATGCTAAGAAGATGTTCACGGACAAGATTGTACCCATTTCAATCAATTACCCGTTTTTCTTCAAACCAATACAGGACGGAATGGAACGTCCCAAAACAGAATTATCCTACAAGATTCCTTCCAAACGACTTACCAGAAATTCCCTTAAGGAAACCGGTAAAGAAGAAGAAAAACTGGGAGAAGGCTTGGATACCACGATCGACTGGAAAAACACAGGAGACAACTCGTACGATGGGGAGAAACTACAACTCCTCGTCCACGACGAATCGGGGAAGTGGGAGAGGCCCGACAACATCCTCAACAACTGGAGGGTCACGAAAACCTGCCTCAGGCTCGGTGCAAGAATAGTAGGTAAATGTATGATGGGATCAACTTCTAATGCTTTAGCAAAAGGAGGAGATAACTTTAAAAAATTATTTTATAATTCAGATGTTACAAATAGAAACCGCAATGGCCAGACTGCAAGTGGATTATATTCTTTGTTCATACCTATGGAATGGGGTTACGAAGGATTTATCGATAAGTATGGGTATCCTGTCTTCGATTCACCATCAAAACCGGTTGAAGGAATTGATGGAGATAAGATTTATACGGGAGTTATCGAACACTGGGAAAATGAGGTTGATGGTTTAAAGAACGATAGTGATGCTTTAAACGAATACTACAGACAGTTTCCAAGATCAGAAAAACATGCTTTTAGAGATGAAACAGTAAACTCTTTATTTAATTTAACTAAAATTTATGAACAAATAGATTTTAATGAAGAAATAACAAGAGAAGGTCATGTTGCTAGAGGTAACTTTGGCTGGGCCAATGGAAAGGTAGATAGTAAAGTTATTTGGCAACCAAACTTAAAAGGTAGATTTTATATATCATGGATACCACCTGTTAAGTTTCAAAATAATATAATAAACAAAAGTGGTATTAAATATCCAGGTAATGATGGTTTAGGTGCATTTGGTTGTGACTCTTACGATATATCAGGAACAGTTGGCGGTGGAGGTTCTAATGGAGCTTTACATGGTTTAACTACATACTCAATGGATCCTTTAATACCTAGTACTAAGTTTTTTTTGGAATACATAGCTAGACCTCAAACTGCTGAAGTATTTTTTGAAGATGTGTTAATGGCGTGTGCATTTTATTCAATGCCAATATTAGCTGAAAACAATAAACCAAGATTATTATATCATTTTAAAAGAAGAGGTTATAGAGGTTTCTCTATGAATAGACCAGATAGATTAAGAAACAAGCTATCTAAAACAGAATTAGAATTAGGAGGTATTCCAAATACCTCAGAAGATATAAAACAAGCACATGCAGCTGCTATAGAATCTTACATAGAAGAATATGTAGGTTCTAGAGAAGAAGATCATGGCAATATGTTTTTTCAAAGAACATTAGAAGATTGGGCTAGATTTGATATATCAAAGCGAACAGCTCATGATGCCTCTATTAGTAGTGGTTTAGCTCTAATGGCCTGTAGAAAACACATGTACAGACCTAACGCAGAACGAACAGTAAAAAAACTTGACTTTGGTTTTTCTAAATATAACAACAAAGGCTCAAGAAGTGAGATAATAAGATAAATATGGCAGTAACAACAGGGCAATACAGCTCATTCCCGAGTCAGGCAGTTTCCGACGCTGAAAAGCGTTCAGATGAGTACGGCACGCAGGTAGCTAAAGCTATTGAACAAGATTGGTTTAATAGAGATGGCAACGTAGGAAGGTATTATCAGTCTTCTAATCAATACCATATGCTTAGACTATATGCTAGAGGTGAACAGTCTATAGGTAAGTATAAAGATGAATTTTCTGTAAATGGAGATTTGTCTTACTTAAACCTAGACTGGAAGCCTGTACCTATTATACCTAAGTTTGTTGATATAGTTGTTAACGGTATGCAAGATAGACTTTTTTCTATAAAAGCTGTAGGCCAAGATCCAATATCTACAGATAGAAAAACTAAATATGTAAAAGGTATAGAGAGAGATTTAGCAGCAGCTGAATTACTTAAAGTTATGGAAACAGAACTAGGTCAAGCACCTAGAACAGTTCCAGAAGATCAATTACCTCTAAACAGTGAAGAGTTTCAATTGTATATGCAGCTTAATTACAAGCAAGGTATTGAAATTGCTGAAGAGCAAGCTATTAAAGTTTTATTGGATGGCAATAATTATGACTTA